TCGCGCCTGAGCCAGAACGGTGACGCCTACGAAGACGAAACCATAGTCAGTGTCGATGATGACTCGCTGACGGAAGGTTATCTGCGCGTTGAGTACGTGCTGGTGGACTTCGACGGCGACGGCATCGCTGAACGCCGTTGCATCTATCGCTTGAAGAACCGCATCCTCAAGAACGAGGAAGACTCGCACGTTCCGATCGCCACTGCATCGCCAATTCTGGTGGCGCACCGCTGGGACGGGATGAGCATCGCAGAGACAGTCAGCGACATTCAGCAGCTCAAGACGGAAATGACCCGTCAAATGCTGAACTCGCTGTATCTGGCGAACACACCTCGAACAAAGGTACTGACCAACGCTCAAGGTTCGCCAGTCGCCAACATTGATGACCTGCTTGATGCCCGCCCCGGTGGCATTCTGCGCACGCAGAACATGGAAGGTATCCAGGAATACGTCACGCCCTTTGTCGGTGGGCAAACCCTGCCAATTCTCGAATACGTGGATGCCATGCGCGAGAACCGCACTGGTGTCACGCGCTACTCGCAGGGCCTTGGCGCGGACGGACTGGAGAAGACCAACGGCGAATCAGCCCGCTTGATGAACGCCAGCCAGATGCGCATCAAGCTTATCGCCCGCATCATGGCCGAGTGCTTGGTGAAGCCCATCTTCCAAGGCATATTGAAGTTGTTGACTGAAGGCGACATGCAAAAGATCGCCTTCCGCCTGCGAAATGAATTCGTCGAGTACGACCCGCAGGAATGGCGCGATTCGTACGATATGACGATCAATGTAGGCCTTGGGTCGGGCGACAAGGACGTGCAACTGCGCCACCTGGGGGCCATCTTTCAGTCGCAAATGGCATTGGCTCAATCTCCATTCGGCCCCGCCCTGATCGATCCAGCCAAGATCTACAACACGCAGGCGAAGCTGGTGGAGAACGCCGGGTTCAAGAACGTTGGCGACTTCTGGAAAGACCCCAGCAAAGAGCCGCCACCGCCCCAACAGCCGCCCCCGCCGCCGCCTCAAGTGCTGGTCAAGCAAATGGAACTGCAAGCCGACACACAGAAGTTTCAGGCCGAACACCAACTGACGATGATGCGCGAAAACCTGCAGGCCGAGGCAAAGCAGCGCGAGACGCAAATGCAGCTTGAATTGCAGGCGGCAAATGATGCGCGTGATTCTGAGCGCGAGACGATGAAGGCCGCGTATGAGGCGCAGCTAGAAGCACAACGCATCGAGTTAGATCGCTACAAGGTCGATGCCGACAACCAGACGCGAATCATCGTCGCCCAGATCAACGCCGCCAGCAAGGCACAACCCAAGCCATTCAATGACCAACCAACAGCAGGCCCAGCGGGGTCTTGAAGCATCGCAGGTGCTGGACAACCCTGCGTACAAAGCAGCAATGGAAGCCCTTCGCGCTGAGGTGATCGACGCATGGAAGAAATGCCCGGTGCGCGACAAAGAAGGCCAAGTGCTTTTGCTGCAACTGGCGAAGCTGACGGACAAGTTTGAAGGCGTCCTTTCCGGGATGGTGGAGGGCGGAAAGTTCGCTTCCCGTCAGTTGGAATTGGACGACTTGAGAAATGAAAGCGCAGGGCGAAAGCTCATGCGCCGCGTTTTGTAGACAAGCCACCTTGTCTTTTGGGGCAACCGCAGTGATTGCGACCCCGTAGCCCTTCCGGTGGCTTTGGAAGGGTTCAGAGCGAAAGCAAACCATGAGCGGACAAGCTGAATCAGCACCCGGCAATCTCGACGATCTCGCGTCGTTTCTTGAGGACAAGCCACTAGAGGCATCCGACGAACAGGAAGACGACGCAACACCTCAGGCGGACTCGCAAGAGGAACCAGACGAGGCGGAAAGCGCAGTTGATGAATCCGAAGCAGAAGCCGAGGACGAAGAAGCCGAAGATCAACCAAGCGCAGTTTTTAAAGTCACCGTCAAAGGCGAAGACGGCGCAGATCAGACCCTAGAGGTCGATCAAAAAGAGCTGATTGCAGGCTACCAGCGGCAACGAGACTACACAGTCAAGACACAGGCCCTGGCAGAGCGTGAACGGCAGGCTTTCGAGGTGGTGACGCAAGAGATTGAGAAATCACGCGCCCACTACATGCAGCAAGCGCAACTGGCGCACATGGCTGTCCGGGAGCTTGCGGGCCTGCGATCTGATGAGGAAATGGCGGTGCTTGCGCAGCCCGACCCGTCCCTTTGGGTGCAAGAACAACAACGCGCCGCAGCCGTGCGGACGCGACTCCAGCAGATTCAGCACGGCGTGCAATCCGAGCAGGCACAAGCCCAGCAGATGCAGGCCCAGCAGCGTCAGCAGTTGTTCTCCAAGGCGTGGGATGTGCTGCAAGAGAAGGGCATCGACAAGCCCAAATTGGCAGGGATTTATCAGGAAGCTGCGAAGCGGTACGGCTTTGCCGAACAAGAATTCGGCAATGTCTACGACCCACGGATCGTCCTGGCCCTGCGCGATGCAGTCGCCTATCGGGCTCTGCACGACAAGAAACCGGCAGTACAGCAGAAAGCGCAATCCGCGCCAAAGCTGCCTGCAACAAAACAACCCGTAGCACGCCAAGAGACAAAAGTCCGGCAGCTTGAGAGCCGATTTACCCGCAAGGGTGGCGCAAAGCTGGATGACCTGGCGGCTTATCTGTCGGCCACTGGCCGATAAAGGAAAACGAAATGGCACAACCCACAAATACCTTTGACCGGTACGACGTCAACACTTCCGTTCGGGAAGACCTGATTGACAAGATTTTCAACACCTCGCCCGAGGAAACGCCAGTCACGTCCAGCATGGGCAAGTCCAGCGCATCCAACACCTACCACGAGTGGCAGCGTGATTCTTTGGCGGCGGCGAACAAAGACAACGCCCTGATTGATGGCGACGACTTCGCAGGCCAGGCTCTCACGGGCACCGAGCGAATCGGCAACTACTGCCAGATTTTCAGCAAGCAGCCGGTTGTTTCGCGCCGTGCCGACATCGTGAACAAGGCAGGTCAAAAGACCGCCATGGCCTACCAAACGGCCAAGCTGATGAAGGAAATGAAGCGCGACATGGAAGCCGCTGTGCTGTCCAGCAACGTGGCGGTGGCGGGTAACTCCACCACTGCAAGCAAGATGGCCGGTCTGGGCGCGATGATCTACACCAACGTCTCGCACAACGGTGCGGGCGCGACCCCTGCTCACACTTCCGGCGCTGCTACCGTGGCCCCTACGGCTGGAGCGGCCCGTGCATTCACCGAGACGCTGCTGAAAACGGTCATCCAACTGGCCTACGTCAACAGCGGGGCAATCCCGCGCCAGGTGGTCATGTCGCCCAACCACAAGGCGCTGTTTTCTGCTTTCACCGGTATCGCGGTCAACCGCTACCAGGTGGGCAAAAAGGAGCAGGGCCGGATTATCGGCGGTGCTGACGTCTACATGTCCGATTTCGGCGAACTGGAAATCGTCCCGCACTACATCATGAGCGGTGCGACGCAGGTTTTTGGTGTGAACCCCGAATACGCCTCCATGGCGTTCCTCGACGGCTTCAAGCCAAAGGACATCGGCGACACCGGCGACAGCAAGAAGAAGCTGATTACCGCTGACGTGACTCTGCGTGTGGACGCAGAAAAGGCAATGTTCAAGATTGCCGACCTGACCGCCTAAACGGTCAACCAGAACAGGGGGGCTTCGGCCCCCCTTTGTCGTTTATGCATCCGTCGCGAGACGCTGCAGGGGGAAGATATGAATCTGGTCGGAATGTCGCCACGCGGGTTTACAGAAAACGTCACGATCGACGAAGGGGTGAATTCTGTAGGCGTGCGCAAACAAGTGCACATTGAAGGCGATTCGGTCATTGTGCAAAAGACCTACGACGCCGCACCACACCTGGAACACGCCCGCATTGCGCGCGAGTCCACGGAGGGAAAAAGATGGGGTGAAGGCAAGTTCATCGGGCACATCCCGCCGGTCGAATACGCCCGGATTACTGTCATCCGAGATCCTGCCGAACGGAAGAAAGCCATCATGACCTTTCTGCGCTCGAACCCGGCGTTGGTTATGTTTGATCGGGCACTCAAGTGATTACCGACTACGCATCACTACAAACAGCGATTGCGCAGAACGCGCACCGCACAGACCTGACCAGCCTGATCCCGGACTTCATTCAGCGCGCAGAGGCCGAGCTTGCCAGGCAACTCCCGCTACGCGCTTACGAAGCATCACTGACGGGCACCAGTACCGGGACGATCACGCTGCCCGCTGATTTTGACCAAGTGCAACTACTGGTGCTCAACGCCAACGGGCGCGAGTACCCGATGGACTACACCTCGCCGAATGGGGTCAGTCAGTACGTCAGCGGCAACCCCAACCGTTACACGATCCTCGACGGGGTTATCAAGTTCATCGCCCCGACGGGTGGGGCCTACACGCTCAATTACCTGCGCAAGTTGGTTCCTTTGTCGGGCACCAACACCACCAATTTTCTGCTTCTCGCGCACCCGGATGCCTACCTTTTTGCAGCGCTGACGCAGTTGCATCTCTACGCCCGAGACGACGCAGAGGCGAACAAATACGCGCCCATGCTGGCACTTGTGATGGCACAGATTGCCAATCAGGACGCACGCAAGCGCCTTCCTATTGCCGGTGGTCTGCAAATCAAACCAAGGGGCTACAGATGACAGTTGAAACCGCAAGCTACATCAGCCAGCTTGACGCAACATTGCCGCTGCCTGGCGACAAGAAAAGAGAAGGCGACAACCACCTGCGCCTGGTCAAAACCGTCCTGAAAACGCAGTTCCCGAACTTCGGAACAGCGGCGATGACTGCCACGACAACCGAACTCAATTACGTTGTTGGCGTGACCTCGGGCATTCAGGCGCAGATCAACACCAAAGCAACGAAAGCAGGCGACACCTACACCGGGGCGCATGACTTCACCGGGGCAACTCCTACGGTTCCAACTGCGACGGCAGGCGACTCCAGCAGCAAAGCAGCCAGCACGGCTTTTGTGGGGAGCACGGCATTCTCCTCGGCGCTTCCAGGCCAGACCGGCAACGCAGGGCGCACCGTGCGAACCGATGGCACTTCGGCTTCGTGGGGGTCTATCTATGGATCTCCGCAAGTCATCAGCACCAACACCACGGCAAGCAATGGCACTGCCTACCTACTGACGGCTTCGCTCACTCTGACGCTGCCTGCAACCCCTGCGGCTGGTGACTGCGTGTTTGTACACGACGCATCCGGGTCTGGAACGTGTGTCATTGGTCGCGGCGGCGAAAACATCATGGGCCTGGCGCAAGACCTGACGCTGAACACGGGCTATCCCTATTTTTGGCTGGTGTACGCAGACGCGACGCGCGGCTGGGTTCTGGGCTAAGGACAAAACATGAGCAATCTGAGCGACTTCATAAGTGCGGGCGGCGGCAAGCTGCGCTATCAGGAATTCACGTCCTCTGGCACGTTTACGCCATCGTCGCGCCTCATTGCCAATGGCGGGCAGTGCTTCGTAACGGCTTTAGCTGGTGCTGGCTCTGGCGGTGCGGCACGTGTGGTGGTCGTGGCAAATCTGTCCCAAGCCTGTGGGGGTGACGCTGGGCAGCTTGTTGAGGGCATGGTTACAGTGTCCGGGGCTACTACTGTAACGATTGGCGCTGGCGGCGCTTCAGTTGCGACTACCGGGACAGCAAATTTTAATACCAATGGCAATGATGGAGCAGATACTACATTTGGCGCCCTGTTGACGGCAAAAGGCGGTAAAGGTGGGGTGGCGTTTGATAATTCAACAACGCATTCCGCTCGCGGCGGAGATGGTGTAGGGAGCCAAGGGCAATATGTCACAGATACCACTACGACGCTCAGCGCGCGGGGCGGTGCTGGAAAGAATGGCAAGGGCGGCGGTGGTGGTGGAACGGCTACCTATGGCGTAAGCCACATGACAGCTACGGACGGCGGAGGAGCCGGGGCAGTGGCTACGTCTGGAAACGTATCCGCTAGCAATGCCACAGCGAATTCAGGAGCAGGCGGCGGCGGTGTAACGCTTGGGCTCGCGTCTGCATCTTCACAAACCGTCACCAGCGGCGCAGGCGGCTCCGGGTGGCTTCGTGTGGTGTGGTTTGAATAAATGGCAATCGTTCAGATTTCAGACGCAGGGCAGGGCATAAACCTAGACCTTCCGCCCGAAGAACTCAAAGCCGGAGTCTGGTCGTCGGCGTCGAACATGCGGTTTGTCAACGGCTACGCGCAACGGTTCGATGGCATCTCCAGAATCTTTGACGCCACATCGATTGCACCGTACTACCTCACCTATTACCAGAAACCAGGCGGCAGGTATTGGGTGCATGCCGGAACGGGGAAAGTGTTCTCCGACGATGGCACAACGCGCACGGAAATCACCCGGATCGGGACTGCCGCCATCACCAGCCTGACGCACGTCACAACCACGGCAACGCTCACGACGACAGCGCCGCACGGCATGTCCACCAGCGACACCATAGAACTGTATGGAGCCTCGCCAAACGCCTACAACGGCACCTTCACCATCACCGTGACGGGGCCGAGTGTCTTCACGTACACCATGGCGTCCGACCCTGGAGCCAATGCGACAAATGTCGGGCACTTGTTGCTGGATGGTGCTGTGGCGCTGGACTTCACCGGGGCGCGTGACGACCGCTGGACGGGCGGTGTTTTGGGTGGTGTTCTGGTGCTGAACAACGGCGTCGATGCCCCGCAGTACTGGACCGGCACGAACGCACTGCGCACACTCCCGGCATGGAACGCGACCCACACGGCGCAGGTGCTTGTCCCGTTCAAAAGCTACCTTGTGGCGCTGGACATCACCAAGGGTTGCACCAGATACCCGAACATGGTCAAGTGGTCTAGCGCTGCGGTGCCCGGATCGCTCCCCGTGTCGTGGGATGAAACCGATGTCACGATTGATGCGGGTGGAGTGGACGTTTCAGAAACGACGGATTACCTGGTGGATG